GAGGACGCGATAGCGGTAGTCGGCGACGACGGATTTCATGGCGAAAGCAACTCGATGATGTCGATCGATCCGCAGTCCCGCACCGATGGCGAAAGCGCGGTCATTTCGATGGACGAGTTGAATCGGCAAGGAATATCGAACTGGCAGCCCGCGGTGATTGTGTCGGTGATCAGTGGCGCCGGCGAGATCGTGATCAGGCCCGTCGTGGTATCGACGCTCAGGCCGGAACTGATCGTCACGCCATTCTTGGCCGCCACCACAGTGCCGGCGACGGGCTTGTAGATCGTGCGTGATGGGTAGCCGACGCCGGCCAGCGCCGTTCCGTTGGTGCCGTAGAAGTTGCGCAGTTGGTAGATGCCGGTGGCCGAGTTGGCCAGGGGCTCATCAAGCGGCGTAGGCGTGCCGGTGTATCCGTTCGTTGAGAAGTCGTCAGCGCATTTCACCCGGAAGCCAGCGAACTTGCCGTAGGCGCGGTGGTACAGCGAAATCACACGCGCCCACAGGTCGGCCTGTGTGGTCGTGAAGTTCACGTGGAACGTGCGCACCGGGAATGGCTGCACCAACTTGCGATACTCGGCGCCGCCGGCAGTCTGCGTGATCAGTACGGTGTAGTCGTCTGCCCATGAAGCACCGAGGCGCACATCTAGGGGAAAGCGCTCCTCGAGGAAACTAGCCATACCGCTTCACCCCCTGAATCGCGGCCAAGGCCTCGCGGGCGCCCTGGCCGGCGGCACGGCGAACGTCAGGCGCGTTGCTGTTGCCGTTCACGTGCACGGTGATGTTGATCTGCGGATCGCTCGCGCCGGTGTTCTGCGCCGCCGGGATGATCTTTTCGCCCTGGTGAATTTTGGCCACCATGTCGCGCGGCACGTAGTCGGTGCCAACCGCAAACCCGGGCAGAGTAAACAGGCTTTCGAAGCTGAACATGCCGCCTGCCGCAGCGCCTCCAGCGGCACCCGTTGCCGCCGCCGGCGCAGCAGAACCACCCATGCCCAACATGCCCATCAGGCCGGACAGCCAGCCGCCGCTTGACGGTGTGCCGACGGCGCCAAACAGCCGCTTGCTGAGATCGGCGGCAGCCGCCTCGGCGATCATCCGCTGAATGATCTGGCCGAAGCTGGACAGCATGCCCTTGACGCCCTTGTCGAACGGGTTGAACAGGAAGTCGGCCATGGCACCTTCAATACCGCGATAAGCATTGGTGAAGTAGTCCTCAGTTTTCTTGGCGACGTTCCGGGATGTTTCCATGTAGTTGTCGTACGCCCGCTGTGCGCCTGTGACCCAATCCTCATCCGCTGCGCGGCGGGCTTCGAGATCCTTGAGCATGCTGTTTGTCGCATCGGCAGACGCCTGGCGCAGTTTGTCCTGTGCGGCAATCGACAAGGGCAGGTGCGACTGTTCGGCTTGCGCGATCATGTTTTCAACCATCAAGGCGTTTCGTCTGGCGATGGTCAATTGTTCCTGCTCGTTAGCCGTCTTGTTCATGATGGCCGTTTGGAACTGAAACTCATCGCTGGTTTTTCGCAGGCCGTCGGCAAACTTTTCAAGCTGATTCGCTTCGACGGAGCGGCGGTATTGCTCGATTTTTTCGACCGCACCAGAGAATCGGTCTGCCGTTTCGGAAACGCTTTCTTTAAGCGCCAGTTGTGAGAGCTTCAAGCGCATCGCCGAGTATTCAGACTCGTCCTGGCGCTTGATCATCTTGTCGATCTGGTCGACATAGGTGTCAAAGGCGCTGGTATTGTCGGCGGACACACGAACATTGACCTTGTTGCCCTTTGGCTCTCGCGACTGGTGATCAAGGCCAGGCTTTGCTTCTTCTGCGGCGGCACGCACCTTGGCTTGTGCTGCAGATGCGCCGATGGTTGCCCGCAAGCGGTCAGCGTACAACGTCGTCGGCTCTCGGTTTCTTGCCAGGCGCGCATCGAGAGCAGCAAACGCCTTCCTCTGCTCGGCTTCCAACTCATCATACAGTTCAAATTTTTGAGAGAAAGACGTGTTGGTGTTTGCTGCGATGGCTGCAATTCCGGACAAGCCCTTGATGTTCTGGCCGAGCCTTTCAATAGGCGTAGCCACTTCCACTGCGATGTGCTTGATGAGGCTCATCTCGTCCAGCAAATGCGCCACAGCCATAGCGCCGGTTTCCGCCCATGACCGGATAGACCCATCAGCGGCCAGGTCTTTCACCGCCTTCTGTACCCCGGTCGTTTCGTTCTTGGCGCCCAGAAGCACTTTCACGAGATCGCTGACAACAGGCAAAACCTGGACAGCAATGACTTTGTACAGGGCATCCTTTGCTGCCGTCAGCTGGTTCACCGTCCGAATGTACTCCCGAGCCTCGTTTGCCTGCTCAGTCGTGCTCTTCGCAACCAGGTCGCCGCTTTCGGCCAGCGCTTTCAAGATCACGAGCTGCTCAGCGCCTGATTTCCCGAAAACGTCCTGCGCCCAGGCGGTTTTTCCAAGTCCGTCACGGTACTCGTTTAGCTTGTCCGCGATGAGCTTGTAGGCTTCGGCCGGGTCCATCTTGCGCATGTTTTCAGCAGACAAGCCGACTTCCGCCAGTGCGTGCGCCGCACCCTTTGACTCATCGTCGGCGCCGGCCAGAGCCTTTGACAGGCGAGTGATGCCGCCTTCGACCAAGTCCATGCTTTGGCCGGTCATCTTGGCTACGCCGGCCAGAGCAGAGAGGTTTTCGACGCTGGCGCCGGTCTTTTCGGACATGTCCTTGAGGCCGGCCAGAGACTGCGTAACCGACTCGAACTTCGAGACCAGCGTGTTGATGCCGACACCGGCAGAGATGCCGACAATCGCCATGCCGAGCGCTTTGGTAGCGCTGGCCGCCATGTTTCCGGCTTTTTCGATGCGCTCAAATGCGCCCTTGGCTACCGATTCTGCCTTCTTGAGATCGGTTTCGAAGCGGGCAATGTTTGCCTCAAGCGAGACAACGAGAGATCCGAGGTTAGCCATTGGGGCATCCGAAAAGTGTCGTGCGAATCAAGTCTGCTTGAGCCTCTGGACTGGCCATCAGAACAGGCTCAGGTGCGTGCAGGCGCTGCGATTCGAGCGATGGCATGTAGTCGGCTGGCTGTGCCGGTTCTGTGCCTTCTGCGCGCTGCTTGCCAGCATAGTTTGCGATGGTGGAGCAGATCATTCCCGCCCGGAAATCGTCACGCTTTTCACCGATCGGCTCGATTTGCAGGAAGGCATACCATTCCGCCATCTGCAGACTATTCAGGCTGGCCAGCAAATGATCAGGGTGAAGAATGCCAAGAGCCAGACACAGGCTGAACTGCTGGCGCCGCCTGTGCCCGGCCGTTAGTTTTTTGCGATGGCAGCTTCTGCCGCTTGGCCAATGCCGTTCAGCCGCTGCGCCACGTCGAACAGCCTGTCGAGAGCGGCCGAGGATTTCCCGCCCAGGATGGCTGCGTCGTTCTCAGAGAACAAGCGCGCTCCGTTCTCATCGACAATCGCCAGGGAGAGTAGGCGCGCCCGAAGATTGGACAGGTTTCGCTGACCACCTTCGCCGACAAGACCACCTTCGAAAGCGTCCCGCTCCGATCCAGTGATCGTGCGGACCCGGACATCGCCGCCCCATTCCGGGACGGAAACGTCCTCTGTCTTGAGGTCATGCGCCGAGAGAATTTCCGATTTGCTGAGCAGTCCCATGATTAGCTCCAGGTCACGGCGCCAGAGATGCGCAGTTGTGAAGACGATTTGACGAGCGCATCGACAGCGCCGTTTACCGGCATTGATTTGGCGTATGCGGTGAAAGTGGCAGTCGGCGTGCTGCCGCTCGGCAGAATCAGCTTGTATGTCTTGGCTGTTCCAGCCACCGCGGATGCGCGCAATGCAAGTTGGCCAGCGTCGGAGTTGTCAAGGTCGAAATCGATCTGGAAATTCCCGTAATCGGTCAGACCAAGCAAGAATTCTTTGGCTGTCGAAGCCATATTCGAGCTTTCGATTTCAGTGGCCTGGCCGTCGAAGCCGGAGTAGCTCTTGACGTTCTTGATTGCCGTGTAGGTCGTCGGCGTTGCGGTACCGCCGCTGGTGTAGGCCAGGGTGAGCGAGTTGTACTCCACAGCGAAAGTGTTGGCCGTGACGTTTTTGACTACGTAGCTCGCCCCGTTCATTGCCGAGATGGTTCCCACCAAGCTTGCAATCGCGACCACATCGCCGTTCGACAGGCCGTGCGCAGTGGATGTGAAAATCGTCGGGAAGCCGATCGCGGCGGCGGTGATGGTCTTGGCGCCCCCGGTACCGGTGGCGATTTGCAAGATACTGCCCTGTGCTGAGATTGCGCTGGATGGCATTTGGAATGCTCCTTAAAGTGCCCAGATGGAAAAGTCTTGTGATACACGATACAGCTTTGTGTCGTCCTCGAAAAAATCCTGCTCGGACAACTTGACGCTGGAGAGTCCTGAGGCAGAGATAGCAGCCTCAATTGATGCCGCCGTCGCATCTGCGGTGGCGTAGCTGGTGGCATAGACGTCGATCTGCACTCGCGTGTTTTGAAGAGTGCTGGCGCCTTCCATTGCGTTGTTGGTCACGCTGGTTACTCGCCCCCAGACGATGTAGGGCGGGACCGTGTTTTGAGGCGCGCGTTGGTTCCACGATCCTCCAGATGCTAGACCGGCGAGCGCCGCTTTCAGGCTGGATTGCAGACTCATGCTTTCCTCCATGTAAGGCCGGCAGCCTTTGCGATCTCAGGCATTTTTTCCGCCAAGACATCCTGCATGGCTTTGATGGCGTCGTCTTTCCTCGTATCGAAAGCCGTCCTCATGAACGGGCGCTTGTCCATCTTGCTCGTTCCAAACTCCAGGAAATACCAGTAATAGGCGTCGAACTTTCCGTATGCCTTGACCCTCTTGCTGCCTCGCCCATTCTTGTTCATCGCCTGGCGGACAAAAACATGGAAAACCTCGACGCCATACTTGCTGCTTCTGTTTGAGCGACTGAGCGCAATAGCGCGGCGCAGCGTTCCAGTCCGGACGTGCGGATTGTCTTTGGAGACGTTAACTCTCGCCTCGTCACGGATCACCTTGCCCGCAGCAGAAACAGTGGCTCTCAGGTATTTCCGGCTGATGTTCTTCGGCATTTCCCGAAGCGCCGCGGCGAACTCGGACAGACCATCGATCCTGACCTCGCTAGCCATTCGTCAGGCCCTCAGAAACGGAAAGCACTATCCAGTAGTGCGCCTCTTCGACGTCGATCGCCGCGGCGATGTTGAAGTACCTGCCGGAGTAGACAACCCGCATGGCTGCGACCGCCAGCGAGTTTGCGAACGTCGCCTGATAGCTGATCACGATTTGATGGCTGACCTCTGCATACGTGGATTGAGCGATCTGCAGCTCCCGACCAGACAGCGGATGCACATGCGCCCAGACGGTTGCCACATCGCTCCAGGTTGAGACTGAAGCTCCAGAAGCGTCTTGCGTGATGGCGCATTGCTGGATGGTGATGCGCTTGTCGAGCGCTCCCACCGGCGCCGAGCGCCCGGGCTGGAATGCTGAGGCTTGCATCAGGCAACTCGCCAGACGCGCTCAGAATCGAGCAGAGCATCGAGGTACGGCAACGTTTTGAGGTTGCTCAGGTCAAGCGCAGACGGGTTCTGTAGCGCCTGGCAAACGTGGGCAGTGATCCACAACTTGAGGTTGTTCGGAACGTCGCTGGCAGCGGGCCCGTAGCCGCACGTGTAGCGGATGCGGACCGCGTTGGCAAATTCGCCGGCCGTTGGCCAGATCGTTACCGGAAGCAGCCAGCATGGCGTGCTGTCAGCGTCGAGAGCATAGTCAGTGCTGGCGAGCGTCTGTTGCACTCCGTCTGCGTCAAGGTATTTCACGCTCACGACGCTTTGCACATCGGGTACCAACAGATCGACGTCGTCGGATGGAAATGCGTCCAGAACCAGTTCGGCGGTCTGGGTGATCAGGCATCGGCAGAGAAGATGTTCGCACTTAGCCCGAAAAGCCGGGATCAACGTTCCGTTGATGTACGCATCGAACGTTGATCCGTCCAGGCGTAATGGAATGGCGATATCGGCGGCGGTCAGCGGCTCGATCGAAGGTGGTACGACGATGCTCATGGACATGGTCTGCGCCCGGTGCTGAGTTGCTGTGGTCTGCTGTGCTTCTGCAGGTTAGATGGCCGATCGTGAAGATTTGCTTGCAGCGCATTGGAATTTCCTCTGCGAGCAATAGCCACAATCGCTGCTCCATCGTAGGTGTATCGAGGGTCGTCGTAGAGCACGCCTGGCTCATCGTATTTGATGCTCATTCGATCGATTCAGCATCGTCACGCTCGGCTGCCAGCGCCATGTACAAGCTCCACAGAATGGCATACACCTCGCCGTGGCTAACGGTGGCGCCTACAGGGCTCCAGGTCTCCGGGTCGAGCAAGGGAAACGTGGCAGACGGATCGGTGAAGTCTTTTTGAATCGACCCCGCCGGTGTGCCTATCGAAGTGCCGTCGGCAAGTGCAATGCGCCGCTCCTCGTCGAAGCGGATTGACGGGGTTGCGCCGCTCGGGTTGTTGATTTCGATGTGCAGGCATCGCTGCCATGATTCGCCGGTGACGCTGGATTGCTTGTAGTCCATGTTGATGTCCTTATGCGAGGGTCAGCGAAGCGGAACGCACGGTGCCGTCTGTGCCCTTCAGCCGGA